CTTCAGCCCGAAGAGGGCCTGAATAGTCACTGGAACCTTGAAGCCCATCTGCTGGAGCTGGAGAGCGCATTCGGTCATCAGCTCGCGCTGGGTGCCGTAGCGCTGCTCAAAGCGGGCCTTGTACGGGTGGACGGCGATCAGGCCAGCGAGGCCGGTGCCATCTTGATGGTGTCCGGCGCATAGCGGCAGAACGAGCCAATGCGCGTTCGGCTTCGTGCGGCCGTCCGTGTGGTGGATGCTCACGTGGAAGTTGCGGGCGCCGAACTCCTTGAAGCAGGCGATGCAACCCACGTGCTGAGCGAGCATGTCGTGGTAGCGCTTCTGATCGGCGCTGACTGTGCGGCCTTTCATTGCATGAACTCATGCGTGAAGCGCTCCTTCCCGGTCCGGCGCTTGAACTCTTCGCGCCTGGCCACGGCGAGCAGATAGCACTGCGGGCAGCAGGAATCGGCGGCAGCCTGTTTGATCGCCTTCGACCTGCGCAGCACGTAATTCCCGCATGCGCACCGGCAGACCCAGCGGCGATTCACGTCCTGAGACAGGCCGAGCACACGCAGACGGCCGAACTTTTGTCCGGCCAGGTCTTCGCAGTCAGCGGGGCATTCGCGAATAGCCAGAGGCATTGCAGAGCAAACCTCAGTCTCCAGCGGCTTGAACTCGAAATGCTCGCCGCGAGCCATCACCCGAGCAGCGCTGACGTTCACTGGGATTTCGTGACCGACCTTCATGCCCTCACCTCCCTGCACACATCCAGCACGCCTTGCGCGTACTGCGCCGGCTGCTGCTTGGCGGTCGATTCCAGGTTGTCGAGTACGGTGGCCAGCGGGCCGCGTTCGTCGAACATCGCGCGCGGCGCTCCGAGTACGGCCTTGATGCAATCAACGGCGTGCATGCGGCCTTCTAGGCGTTGGTGGTTCATGCTGCGTTCTCCCCAAGCAGGTCAGCAAAAACGACACCCTTGGCAGAGAACTCGGCCACGATCTGGTCGGTGTAGGCGATGCCCTGGGCGCGGTTGAAAAGGCGGGTTACGGGAAAGCCGTCAGGGCCGAACAGGTTGCACGGCCCCATCAGGTGAAGCTTTTCCTCGTAGGTCAGGTGCAGGAACGAGCGGTTCCAGGCGTTGAAGAAATCCACGTCAGCCTTGCGCATGATCGGCACGCCAAGATGGAGCTTGCACCAGCGGCGCACGTCCTCTACGTCGCCCATCTGCGTCATCTGCGCGATACGCTGGTACATGGCGAACCACAGGGCGTTCTGATCAAGGGTCCGGTCTTTCCCCTCACGCATGCTGACGACCACAAACTTCTTGTCGCGGTAGAGCTGGGTCAGCTTGTGGATGGCCTCGGAGAGCTTCGACGCGCTGTTTACGGAGATGCGCTCAGTCATGGCGAAGCCTCCTGTCAGCCGCGACCGGCACAGCCAGCTTCACCTCAATAGCGCCGAGCAGCAGGTCGCGCTGCCTGGTTACTTCCGCAAGTTCCCGCCTGGTGGCCATGTGCTGCTCATGGGCGCACATGTAGCATTGCGGCACAGGGGAGTCCTTCATATCGGCCCAGTCATCGAACTGCTCAAAGCGCAGGCCATGCTTGGTGCATTCGAGAGTGGTCTTGTCAGCCATGGCTTGGCTCCTGAATCGGGCGCACAACTACTTCGTGCGTCTTGGCGCAGTCTCGACAGATAACGGCCATGTCGCCGACGTAATCGAGCTTGAACGACTGGCTGCGCACCAGTTCGTCAGGCTCAATGGGATTGCCCCATGAGTCATTGCCTTTACTGTCTGGCGTCTCATAGTTCAGATTGGCGTCGTAGAAGCACTTGCTGCCGCATACGTCGCAGGAGTAGTAATCACCGGCTGCCATGGCTCACCCCCACACGCTGATAAACGTCGCCAACGCGGCGCAGGCCGGGCAGTGTCTGCTCGATCAGCATGCCTTCAACGATGGTCGCGCTACGGCCACCGCAGGCTATGCACAGCGGGTCGCGGCAGGAGACGCGCCAGCCGTTGGTGAGCAGCTTGTCGAGGTGTTTGCGCAGGCCGAATAGCTTGCGCTGGTTCTCATGCAGTGCCCGGTACGCGCTGATCGCCCGGGTGATAGAACCGACCGCCGACCAGAACACGAAACCCGGCTCATGCGCCGTCTTCATCTGGTCCGCCTTGAGATGCATCGCGAACTGCTTGCCGTCCCAGTCCGCAACAATCAGCCAGCCGCCTTCGTGGCGCTCGCAGTGCCATTTGGTGTTCATTGCAATTGCTCCTTGAGGGCATTAACCCCCGCCAGGGCCCGTGCAACTACGTCGTCGCCGGCCTCTTCTTCGTGGATGATTTCCCCGTCTATTTCTCCGGTAGCCTTGGTTGATGCGAGACGCGCATCTGCGTCATCAAAGCTGTCCGCGAAAATCTGCACCTCGTAGATGTCGCCGTTGTGCATGTACTGGAGGCCGTACTTAGGCATGGTCAATCCTCCCTTCAGGCCAGATCGACCGGACAACGGCCAGAGCCTCGTCATAGGTCATCCACTCGCCGCCCATGCTGAAACGGCAGCCAGAGGCGTAAACGGTCCAGTTGCGCTTAGTCATTGCATAGCCCTCGCGCCTTCACCGGCTCCGCGGCCAGGGTTTGTTCCTTTGGGGAAATAGCGATCGCGCCAGAACTTGATGCCTTTCTCGGCGATGGATATGTCGCGCTTGCCGCGACTTCTCTGCTGATTGATGCGCAGGTGAAGAATGCGCAGGTGGCTTTCCATAGAGCTTCGGCCGCACATGACCTGAAGCATCTCGTCGAGAACGTCGCCGGCATGGCGTACGTAGTCGAGATCGTCCTCACGCACAGAACAGATCGCTTTCGTCCAAGCTGCATCACCAGCAGCACACAGATACATCTGGTCCAGATCATGAAGAGAGCCGCGAAACCAGCCGCCCTTGGCAGGAATTAGCAGTTCACAGTTCATAAACCCGCCGCGATCGCTCTGCGGCCTGGAAACTAGGAATACAACTGGGCGCCCGGTCGCAATGTGGGCCTGTTCAGCTTTCGACTTCTCTACCTCGGTTGGATGAGTTCCCTTAACTTCCAGGTAGATATCAGCGGCCGGCAGGTAAAAGTCAGGGAGGTACTTACACCCCTCAACCTGAATCAGATCGGGCTCATACAGGTAGAAGATTTCGCACGCGTCCATGAGGCGAGCCCACATCAGCTCTGTATAGGAGCGGAGCTTGTAGCCCTGATGGAGATAGATCGTTCTGCGCTCTTTCATCACCAGTCCTCACCTTGATCCTTCGGTTTGCTGAATGCGCTTTGAGCAAGCGGAACGAAGCGCGAGCGATCCCCTTGGAAGGCTGTGAAAACAGATCCAATCTCTCCATCTCGGTTCTTGCGAACCAGAATTTCCCCTATGCCCTTCTGGTCGCTGTTCGGGTAGTAAACCTCATCCCGGTAGACGAACATCACGATGTCCGCGTCCTGCTCGATCGCGCCAGACTCTCGCAGATCGCTGAGTACCGGGCGCTTATCTGGCCGTGATTCGCAGCCACGGTTGAGCTGGCAGAGCATCAGGACAGGGCAGCCCATTTCGCGGGCCAGAAGCTTCCCTTGGCGAGACATGGTAGTTACGTCGTCGACGCGGCCTTTGCCTTCGCCCTCTACCAGGCCTAGATAGTCGACGACGACCATCCCGAGGTCGCCCATTCGATGCTTCTGCCGACGAGACACCGAGCGGATACGAGGCATGGTCATGACTGGCACGTCGGAAACTGCAATATTGGCGTCGCGCAGCTTCAGTGTGGCTGCAGCCAGTTCGGTAGATTCCTTGTGCGCGCAAGAGCCGTCTTTCAGGTTCGGCAGCGGGATACCTCCCACGGCAGCAATCAGCCGGTCCACTATCTGGGTTTTGGTCATTTCCAGGCTTATGACCAAAACCGGCCGCTTTTGCTTGATTGCCACGTCAGCGGCCATGTTCATCGCAAGCGTGGTCTTACCCATAGCCGGGCGGCCAGCGATGACTACCATCTGGCCAGGCTTGAGACCCTGGGTGTATTTGTCCAGATCAGGAATACCGGTGCTCAAACCATCCATTGTCTGGCCCTTCTGCGCTCGGTCATGACGAGCCTGAAGGACTTCGATGTGCTCGCGCAGGATGTCGCCGATCATCTGGCACTCCCCATCCGAGCCACCCGAGTCGAGACCTAGCACCAAGGCCTGCGCCTGGGCGATCTTGTCCTCGATTGAGGACTCGTCGTGCGCAATTTCATCGACTTGGGCCGCGGCCGCAGATATCTGACGAGAAACCGCACGGTCCCGGACGATCTTCGCGTATGCCTTGGCATTCGCGACGCTGGGTGTGTTTTTGATGACCTCCGCTGCGTACGCCATAGTTCTGATATCGCCAGCCAGGTACTCGCGACGCTCAGCAAGAGTGATCACGTCGATCGGCTGTCCGGCATCGTTCAGTTCGCGGATAAGACGAAACAGCTCGGCGTTCTCGGTCCACGCAAAGGCATCTGCGGACAAACCATCAGAAATCACATCGATCAGATGCGGCTGGAGCATCATGGCGCCAAGTACGCCGTGCTCAGCCTCAAGGCTATGCAGTTCGATCATTGCTGTTCCTCCAGACTGCGGAAGACAGCGCGAGAGCAGATGATCTCCAGGCGCGGAGCTACGTTGGCGCCACGGTAGTAGACCTGAGTCATGCGATTGGCCCGATCGAAGATCAGGCGCCAGAACTGGCTGCTCTGGTGCTGCTCGCACTCGTTCCAGCGCTCGACGATCATGCTGCGCAGAACCTTGTCGCGTTCGACCGAAACGCGCGGCAAGTTGGGGCAGGCCTTGTGAAATAGGGCGATGATCTTGTCGACCGGGACACCCTTCTCGCTCACGCCCCGCGGGTTATCGCGCAGTGCTTTGGCGAGCCAGTTCACCAGGAAGCGACGGTAGTCCTTCTTGGCCTTGGCCCCCGAAGCCCATGCGGCAGCGCGCTTAATCTCCGACTCAACGTCGATTGGGGCATAGGCTTCAGCCCATTTGGTGATCAGGTCGGGGGCTACTTCGAAGTCTTCGCCATCGAACTTAACCCCGTTGGTCTTTTCGATCGGCGCAGGGTCAGCCCCTTGGGGGGTAGTAATCTGTTCCGAAGGAACAGTTACTAGGGGATCTTTCTTTGAATAGAGAAGGGAAGTTGCGGTTTTGGTCTCACTCGCAGGCTGAACCAGTGAGACCACTTGTGCTGAGTGAGACGATTTGGTCTCACTGAGACATTCTTGTTTTGTCTCTACGAACACCCACTCAGCGACGGGAGAGACACCGATCTCACCGCGGCTACCGCCAACGCGATGAATTACACGACGAGCAAGCAAATGGCTGATCGCCTTGCTGGCAACGTCACGGCGCATGTTGGTCAGCTTCCCGATCTCGTCTGCAGTAATACGAGCTTCGGCCAGCTGATAGCCGATCGTCTTTCTGGCGATCGCCATCAAGACGCGAAGCTCACGACCCGGCAGATCAATCGCCGCGATCGCTTCCATCAAATCGTTGTCCATACGGGTGAACCCCTGGGACTTGTTGAGCGTGACTACGTTGGTCATACTGTCTCCGTTGGTCATACGCGCTCAGTTGCAGCTGGGCGCAAAGAAGCCCGGAGATGAGTCAGGCACTCACTCCGGGCTTGTTGTTTGTGGTCCTTGGAATAGCTGGAGCGCACTGCGCGAGCGCACAGCATGGCCATCGCCTGATGGCACTCTTTGCTGAGGATTTCGGCGCAGGCGTTCACGTCAGGCCGCCTTAACGCTTTCGTGAAGAACGTCCAATGCGGCAGAGGCCTCACCGATGGCGCGCTTGATCTGCTGCTTTTCGATCTGCGAAACGTGGCCGTCAGCCAGGGCATCAATCACCGACTTGGTTACGTCGGCAATCTCGTCGTGCATGTGGAGCACAGCGGTCTGCAGGGCGGTTGCCTGAGGGGCTACTCGCTCTACCAGTCCATAACCGAACTCTTCCAGCAGAGCACCCAGGATGCGGCGGCGGCCGTCCTCGGGTACGTGCGCTAGGATCTGGCCGAACATCTGCAGGTTCATGCGGTGCTCTTCCCGGTTCGGGTTCGCGCAGTCGAGCAAGCGCGTACGGTTCACGCCCATGCTCTTGGCAAGCTCGGTACCGCCGTGAGCGATCACCTCGTTGTGAATTGCCCTTTCGAAATTTTCCATCTCGCGAACTCCCGTTTTCTTTCGCGTGGCGCCATCGACTTGGCGTTGGCAACCTGTCATCACTAGATCAGCCGACAGGTGAAAACCCATGCAACCGACCATCGAAACTCTCCAGGGCGAACTTCTTGCCCTTCGCTGCCACATCGCCGCCCTGATGGAGGCGCAGCCTTTGCAATCTCAGTTGCGGTTCCGGGCCAAGCTGGAATCCGCCGTGTTGCTTGTCCGTCCGTGCCAGCGTGGCGAGCGTCAGGACGGCTTTGATCAGGTGGTAACGTCGCTGGCGGTCAAACGGCGGCCTGCAGAACTTTCTGAGCAATAGCCACCAGATCAGGGCGAAGGCCGGCGATAGTGATTTCGCCGCCAGACGCCTCTTGAAGCCGGCCGGCAAGTTCTGGCGAGGCTTTGCGGTGACCGCCCGACAGCTGCCATAGATGGCCAACTGTCGTGCCGGCAGCCTTAGCGACCTGTTCACGGCGATCAGCGCTGGTCTTAGCCAGCCAGTCGCGCAGATGGTCATTCATGGTTCGCTTCTCCTATGGTTTATGGAGAAGAATTTAGCTCACGGCTAACGAACAAGCAAGCACACATTTAGCTGAGCGCACATTTAGCAGCGAGCTAATCAATGACAAGATCTGCGAATGGACATTTACGAAATCCGCAAGGCCAACCTGGTCGAGCTAATTGGCAATCGCCGAAAGAAGGAATGCGCAGACAAGTGGGAGCTGAACCCGGCTCACTTGAGCCAGATCCTTTCCCTGAAAACCGAAAAGAACCTCGGCGACGACGTTGCGCGCCGGATCGAAGATAGAGAGGGACTGCCGCGTGGATGGCTAGATGCCTTGCGGCATTCGGCTGCAGAAGCCGCCGAAGGCTTTACCCACAACGTGGTGGCATATGATCCTGAAGACGCAATGCCGGACGGGGCTGTTGCGATAAGCGAGTATCAAGTGAACTTCTCAGCCGGAAATGGACACCAGGCGCTCTACGAGATCATTGAGGAATCGGACCCGGCGATTTACAAGCTGTCGTGGTTCCGCGCTGAGCGGATCAAGCCCGAGAAGTGCAAGCGCTTCAGGGTGAAGGGCGACAGTATGGAGACGACGCTATTCGACGGCGATTCAGTGCTGGTCAACATGGAAGAGAACGAGCCCACCAAGATCATTGACGGCAAGGTCTATGCACTGCGATACGGGAACGATCTACGCATCAAGCGGCTGTTCAAGAAGCTGGACGGAAGCCTTCGCCTGGTCAGCGATAACCAGGCCTACCCGATTGAAGACATCGCCGCAGATGTCGCCCAGGAACACATCACCATAATCGGCCGCGTGCGGGACAAGAGCGGGAAAGGCGGCCTCTGACCACCACTGACAAGGAGGTTGCCATGCGCGCCGCCATTACGCTGTTAGCTGTTGCCATGATTGCCGGCTGTGCTCAACAGCCTAAACCTCCGCGCGCGCCGATTCATGTGGCGCCATCGCCAATATGCACGACTCCAGCGCAATGCTCTGCTGGCTGGCTCAAGGCGCACGACCAGCTGCAGACGATGACCGGAATGCGCCTGGCTGTAGCCTCAGACACCTACATTGCCACCTACCCTATGCGCCGGCTTCCAAATATGGTCGGAGAGGCATACAAGATCGATAACGGCGACGGTACACATACCATCAAAGCACGTTTCACATGTCGGAATGGCTGCGATGGCCTGGACCAGAGCGCAGAGAACCTGTTCAACACTACCGTAGGGATGAGCATTAAGTACGGCGCACAGTGACCTGGCTACGCTTCTTCGATGCGCTTGCTAGGGGTGAGCGTTGGGCTTTGCGCCGCATGTTGGCCTGGCTAACGGTTGTGTTCGCTGCAGTTTTGTTTTCGATTTTGGCCGGATTGCATGAACCTGGCCACCTATAGATGGAATCGGTAAAGGGAATGGCTGAGCCGGGATCAATAACCATAAACGTTCTGCATCTGAACCTAGAGGACTGGCCCGAGGTCATAGCCGCTCTTGAGCGCCTTTTCTTATCCGTTTGGGATAGGTCGCCTACCCTAGCCACCGCAGTGATACTTCTGGCGCTTTTGATGCCATACTATTGGCGATGGTCTTGGCTGAAAACCTGGCGCAGGAGCTCTGATCTTGATAGGGCTGAAAATGCGCACTGGCAGAGCCATAAGCAGGCCAGAAAGAAAGACGGGAGGCCGCGATGATCTTTGACATTTTACTTGGATCCGCCTGCGCTATCGGTGTGGTTCTGTATTGGAAGGTTTGTAGCATCAGGGCGCTCGCGATGCAGGAGATTGCAGTTGGCCGCCTCAAGGAGCTTTACGAAGACGCTGACGTGCCTCACACCGAAAAAGCCAGCGCTCATTTCACATATCTCATGGCTAGACACTGGTGGTTCATGCCAGCGGTTTTGCTTTTGGCGCCGTTCGTTCTTGCTTTTGCAGTTCTTTTTGATCAGAGAAGCATTTCTGCCTCTAAAAAAGCGGATGGTCAAAGCTCTGCAATGGATGCCATTGTTTTGATGTATTTTTCCAAGAACCCACTTATCGCAGCGTTTTCAGGCGCAGCCATGATGCTGATTTTGATACCATTCATGCTGATCGGCCTGTTCCTTGACAAGGTCAAGAGCATTCCAACACTTGTTGGCACGATTGCGCTCATTGCAGCAAAGGCGGCGCCCAAAAACCTACATGCACGCCAGAACTAGAATATAAGCCCCGCCCTCGCGGGGCTTTTATTTTCCGCCCGTCACGCCAAAGGTCTACGCTGAAACCTTCACCCTGGAGGTTGCCATGACAGACCCAGTTATCGCCCTGCTCTACCGCCTCAACCAAAACCAGAACGCTCTAGGCGCCGCCATTGAAGAACTGGCGATATGGGTCGAGCAGCGCGGATCGGTTGAAACCGCCTACCAGGCCAAACACCACTTGCATGTGCTGGTCGAGAACAGCGATGCCATTTCCGAGGCGCTTGCCGAGCTGATCGCCAGACAATCTACCTAGCCAAACCAGCCAATCAGAGCCCGCCTAGCGCGGGCTTTTTTGTGCCTGCATGAAACGCCTTGCGCGCAAAAGATAACAGCGCAAATCGAAAAATCAGGCTTTAGCTAGAAATTTAGCTCAGAGCTATTGACGAGACTTTAGCGCATGGCTAAATTTACTCACAAGCCAGCCACAACTGGCGCGGCGAAAGCCACCGCTCTTTACACAATTCGGGAACCTCGCGGCGTGATCCGGGAAACCGTACAGCGCGAGCAAGAAATTCACGCCACGTGCTGCAGCGAACTGCAGCCATCGGGGCCCATGCGTCCGGTGCGAAACAGGCAAGCACCTGCCAACCGCCAGTAGCGGTCAGCAGGCATCGGCATGAGGGCCGAGCGCACAAAGCCTGTGGAGATAGACGATTTCCTCGATGCCATTCGCAAGAGTGGCATCACCAATGCGGCTTACCAAGGTCGCATCGGTGATCAACGCCGTAGGGCATCACTCAAGAGGAAAGGACATGCGCCGCATTGGAGAGGCTAGCCAGCGCGCCATAATCGCAAGCATCGCCGAGGTCATTGCCGAGTGCCGAGAGAGCGCACGCTGGCCATCGGATCGCGAGAACGGTATCGAATGGTTCCACATTCACCGCGCGAAGCTGCGCACAAAGATTTCCGCAGCGCCACGACTTCCATAACCCGCCGCCCTGCCTAGCCGGACAGATGGCATCGGTGATGGATGAATGCGGAGTGATGATCCGCAAGTGCCTAGTGGACTGAGAGCGGCCAAGTCGAGGCATCGACCATGGCAAAGAAGGTTCCGGCCTTCCATCAATAACCGGGAAACAGGCGATCCGCAGGCAAACGACGTGAGCGCAACCTTGCCGGGCTCATGCGGCGAACGGACACACAGCACGCGGCAGCAAGCCAGGTTCATCTCTGGCCATCCATCAACCGATGTCATCTGAAGAGGGTATTGGGGTAGCTCTGGCGCGTGACTGGTTCGCACGCCTGGCTAAAAAGAAACTCGGTGCCGGTGCGACGGTGCCGGGCAACTGGAGGGTTCAAGCCCCTCTCGCCGGAGTTACCACCGATGCCCTCTCCCTCGGCATCACCCTAGCTTGCCCCTCCCCGGGGCCTTTTTGCCGGCATAGCTCAGTAGGTAGAGCGGCGCACCTGTAATGCGCGTGTCGCGGGTTCGAGACCTGCTGCCGGCTCCATACCCTATAACCCGAATGCCAGCCACGGCAGGCGCTCGGATACCCACAGAAAGGACATAACCATGGCACGCAAGAAGAACGAGAAAACCGAAGTCGTCACTTCGTACAAAGGCTTCGACGGCAACCTGCAGTGCCGTGGCTTCCAGTTTGAAGTTGGTAAGGAGTACCAGCACGAAGGCAGGGTTGAGGCCTGTGCCTCCGGCTTTCACGCCTGCGAGTATCCGCTCGACGTGTTCGGCTATTACGCGCCTGGCGGCAGCCGTTTCGCCCTAGTCGAGCAGTCTGGCGACCTGAGTCGCGAAAGTGGCGACTCCAAAGTCGCGAGCCGCAAGATCGAGATCAAGGCGGAGCTGACCATTGCAGGCCTGGTCAAGGCCGCAATCGAATACACCAGCAGCTGCTGCGAGCCGATTGATCCTGATTCCCCGGCGTCGAGCACTGGCAACCGCGGTGCGGCGTCGAGCACTGGCAGGCACTCGGTAGCGATGGCGGCCGGCATCCAAGGCAAGGCCATGGCCAGCGCCGGCAGCGCAATCGTCCTTTGCTACCGAGACGAAGCGGCGGAAGGCGACGACCACGGTCGCATCCTGCACATCAAGGCAGGTATCGCCGGTCAAGACGGAATCGAGCCAGGCACTTGGTATCAGCTGAGCGCTGATGGCGAGTTTGTGAAAGTCGATTAACCCCTCTCCACGCACATAGCGAGGATTGATCATGACCCGCTACGTACACGACCCCGCGCCGAGCGATAGCGCCAGGGCTTTCATTCGTTGGTGCGCTGAAAACATCAGCGAGTGGAAAGAGCCCTACGTCAGCGTTATGCGCCCCGCCAAAACGCGAAGCGCGTACTGGAAAAAGAAACCCGAATGGCGCATGCATCACGGCTCTCTGTCGCATGCATGGGTCGTTTGCACGAAACGTCAATGGCTAGAAGCCCGAGGTGCCTCATGAGCGCAGCCCTAGACCTTCTCCAGTGGCGCCACGATATGGCCGAGCCGGAGTGCGAAACGAAGTTCATCGACACCGCCGAGGGCCATTCTTGGGCGTGCGGTATTGCTGACGACCTGATGGCCTGCAAGCCGCTAGTGATCGGCGGCAAAGAGGTGATCAAGGCGTTTGACCTGGCTGACAAGCTGTCTGAACTGGTGGCTGGCTCATTCGACCCGCACAACAACTTCAACGCCATGATCCTGTACGCAGCAACCGGACAGGGCGACAAGGCCAAGGCCGCCTTTGAGGCATTCATGGGCGAGAAGTACGTCGAGAACCTGGCCTACGAAATGGCCGCCGAACACGCTGAGGCGTATGCCGCTGAGCGGGGAGAGGATGACTATGAGTGATCAGGCGGTTGTACGAAATAGCGCTTCTGACGTGGCTCAGATGCGAAAGGACTGGGTTGAGTCATACCACTTCAACGCTGAAGTCGAACTCCCTGGATTGCTCGACGACTACGACGCCCTGCTCTCCCTCAATGCCGCGCTGCTGGAGGCTGCAACAACCGTTCTCGATGGGCTCAATGAGCGAATCGATATGGCGGTAAAAAGCGGATCACCTCTCCCTGTATTCGAAGGGATAGCTGCATTGCACGACGCCATCGCCAAGGCAAGGAGCCAATCATGACTAAGCCCACTTCGATCTACGAACAGTGCGCCAAGGTGGCCATAGACAAGCTGGCGTTTTCGCGTTTGCCCATGGGCGAGCTTGACCCGGTTATCGGCTTCATCGCCGCTGGCTGCCCTGCCTACTACGACAAAGACCGGCGTGATTCGCTTATCGATCTGGCGACTCACGTAGCACGCAAACAACGCCAGCGCCAACTGGATGCGCAGCGGATTGGGAGGATGGTGGGATGAGCAACGAAACAGTTCAGGTACAGATCAAACACCTAGAGTTGCGCATTGAGAAGCTGCGCGAATCTCTGCCTTACGCTGACGGCCAGGCCTACTACGACGACAAACGTCTGATTGATCAGCTGACAACCGAGGCCTGCAACCTGCGCAACGCTATTGCAGGAGATCAGCCATGACCACCCCAATCGTACCCAGCATCAGTGACGAGCAGTTGGCGGAGCTGGAGGAAGCGGCGACCGACAGCAAGCTGAACATCTATCGACCGTTCGGCTGGGAGCACTCAGTTCGCTGCGGTAATCACATGCAGACCGATCAGGATTTTCTGTGTGCATCTTCACCACAAACGATCCTCTCTCTTATCGCCCGCCTGCGCGCTGCTGAGGCTGATGCCGAGCGACTGAACAAGCTCGACGCGCTTTGCGAGGCCTATGGATTTGAAGGCACCCACGAAGGCAATCGCTGGATGATCGATGGCCCGTACCGCGACATACGCGCTGCTATCGACGACATTCCGGAGAACAGGCCATGACCATCACGATCCGCTTACCGAAGCCCGCCGAGATGATCAAAGCGGGTTTTTTTGTGGCCTGCTTCCTGGGGTCTATCTATGTATTTGCGTCGGCTGTGGCCGAGGTGGTGACATGAGCAAGATGACCGCAGAGCAAGCGCGCAGCATTGCTCAATCCAAAGACCCAGCGTTTGCCGTCGAGACGATCCTTGCTGGCGTGGCCAAAGCCGCTGAACAAGGGAAGTACGAATACACCACGCGCGACTATGGGTTTGGAACATCAACCTATTGCAATGAGCGCGATTACCCGCCGCTATGCCTTGCGATCCTGAAAGAGCTTCGGGGCCTTGGCTACACGTGCGCAGTGCGCGCCGAGGAACGGCAATTCGTCGATCTGTGGCTAAGCGTTTCGTGGGGTGACAAATGAGCACCCGCCGCCAACGCGCCCTACGCTGCGCAATCTATCGCGGCGCATTCTCCGCTATCTGCTTCTTCACTGTACTCATCGGCGCATTGGGCGCTGTTGATTGGATTGCGGGGTAGACCATGAGCTTCCTCAAGAACCTTCTTCCGCTCTCAGCCGACGAGCGCGAAGAACTCCGCAAGCTGCGCATCAAGTGCGCAACTCAAGAACAGTGGATCAATCAGCGCTTGATGCATGAGAACAAGCCGCTTATCCGTGACGCCCAGCGCACGGCATTGAGCGTTCTACAGCGGCGCGTGGACATGATGCGCGCCGATCATCCAGACATCTGGCACCGGTACTTCTCGAAAGAAGCCAACCGCAAGTAAGCCACCCTCTCCCACAACATCACCAGCGCCCTGGAGGGCGAAGCTATGTCTGAGCAAAACATGCAGATCTGGTCTCAGGTCGATAAGACCGACCCTCAATACACCAAAGCAGCAAAGGTCGGCGGCCAAAACATCACCAGCCTGAACGGTACGGCAATGGTCATGAAGGCTACCGAGGTATTCGGGCCTGCTGGAATCGGCTTTGGCTGGAACATCATTGAGGAGCGCTTCGACAAGGGCGCCGAGATGTTTTCCGGCGAAGGCGAAAAACGCATCTCGCTTGGGTTCGAACTGAACCACACCGTCAAGATCATGTTCTGGTTCAAGGTCAACGGCGAGCGAGGGGAGATTGAGCAGTACGGGTGCACACCGTATCTCTACAAGTCGAAGTACGGCACCACAACTGACGGCGAGGCGCCAAAGAAATCGCTGACCGACGCCATCAAGAAAGCCCTTTCGATGCTCGGCTTCAGCGCTGACGTATTTATGGGCATGTTCGATGATCGCGATTACGTCGAACAGCGGCAAGAAGAAGAGGCGCAAGAGCGGGCGCTGGAGAAAGCTGCCGAGGAAGAGCGCCTGAAGAACGAGCGCTTGGAATACCTCAAAGGCGTCATCACTGAGATGCAGCAGGCCGAAACATTCCAGGCTCTGAAGAAAGCCCATGACCTGGCCGTGCGGCGCCTAACTGCCCAGCAAGACCACAACGGTGTCAAGCGCATCGCCAAGGAACTTGCCGAGCAAACGCCTCGATTCAAGCAGGAGGACGCAGCATGACTCAGCTCTATGTGCTGACAGGTCAGATGGCGGAACTTGCCGCCATGGCCGACACCGACGATGAAGGCCTGAAGCAAGCCATCCAAGACACCATGGATGCGATCCAGGGCGAGTTTGAGGTCAAGGCAGACAGCATCGTGATGTTGCGCCGTAACATTGAGGGCGACATCGAAGCAATTGATACCGAGATCGCCAGGCTTGCCGAACTGAAGCGCATCAAAAAGAACAGTATTGGCCAGATCAGCGATTACCTGCGCCGCAACATGGAGGCAGCTGGCATTAAGTCGATCAAACGCCCCCTGTTCACCATCACCCTGGCTGCTGGCGTCGAAAAAGTCATCGTCGACAAAGAGTCGGATGTCCCTGACGACTTGGTTACTGTCAGCACCAGCATTGCCCCGGACAAGAAGGCAATAGCCGCCAAGCTCAAGGAAATCCGCACCCATAACGAGTCCGTGCGGAAACGCATAGACGCTGGTGAAGACGCAGAGCACGAACTCTTGCCAGAGCCCGCCTGGGCTCACCTTGAGCGCGGCGAAGCATCCATTCGCATCAAGTAGCCAACGAACCCCGCCACCACGACACGGGGCGCCACCGGCAACGCTTGGAGCCGCGCCGTAACGACAGGCTGGCCACCTGGGCATTCGGCCACTTATTCCGAGGACACCAACATGCACCACCTGACGACACTGAACCTGCCTACCGTGCAGGGCGCAGCGATCACCAGTGCCTGGCTGGACCAGGCTGTGGCCGACTTCGAAGCCAAGGGCGGCGTGATCAAGCACTACGAGATTCGCATCGGCGGCGATATCGGCGGCCAGTGGAATGGCCCCGGTGCGATTGTCCTTTCTACCGGCCAGAGTGCGAACGATGCGGCTGATGCTGAGCGTATCCGGGCGCTGGCAGACAAGGGAGCCGGCATCACCGCGATCAAGTACCACCTGCAGATTGATGCGCGCCGGATCAAGCGGCTGGCTCAGGCCTACGGGATCAAGATCGAAAGCAAGCGCGGAGGCAACCGCGGCACCGGTCCGAACGAGGCTAATCGCAAGGCAACGACCGAACGAGGCCGCAAGCACCGCCAGGAACTGGCCCGTCAGGCCATGCCAATGATCGCAGCCGGCGAGTCCATGAACACCATCGTCAAGGCGCTCGGGTGCAGCAAGGCGACCCTGGCGCGAGCAATCGAGGAAAACAGCCATGTCGCCAATTGAGCTCTTCGAACACCAGCGCCACCTGAGCGCAGCCATGCACGACCTGGAATCGCGCCTCAAGGACATGGACGAAGTGACCAAGGCCAGAGCCTACAAGACCCTCGACAACCTCGAGCGCGAGTACGCCCGAGCCGTCGAGATGGCGTCATACGGCGCCTGCCAATGATCGAGTACTGCCGCACGACCTGGGCGCCCGTCCCGTGCGGGTGCCTGAGGTGCACACCAATAGCGAGGTGAGAATGAATGAGCTGGCTCTTTTCGCGGGCGCTGGTGGAGGAATACTCGGCGGCCACCTCTTGGGGTGGCGCACCGTCTGCGCCGTTGAGCGTGATGCCTACGCAGCACAAGTTCTGGCGCAACGACAAAACGATGGAGCCCTCCCAGCTTTCCCGATTTGGTCTGACGTGTGCAGTTTTGACGGACGACCATGGCGAGGCCTTGTTGACGTGGTTTCGGGCGGATTCCCGTGTCAGGACATATCCGCTGCCGGGGCTGGTGCCGGGATTGATGGCGAGCGGTCTGGCCTCTGGCGTCAGATGGCTCGAATCATCGGTGAGGTACGACCCAGCCACGTCTTCGTGGAAAACTCACCGCTGCTTGTGGGACGAGGACTTGCCGTGGTCATCGGTGACCTTGCCGAAATGGGGTATGGCGCTCAATGGGCTTGTCTATCGGCATCCGACACTGGAGCGCCCCATCAGCGCGACAGAATCTGGCTTGTGGCCAACGCCAACGGTTCACGGCAATCACAACATGCCCGGCAGCAGCAAGACGGCGGGATGGGGTCTGAGCAGCGCGGTCAAGATGTGGCCGACGCCGACAGCGATGAACTCAAGCGGCGGCGCGGCGCTATCCAAGTGGGGAGGATCTGGCGCGCGCAAGAAGCTGAAGACCATGGTTACGCCGGCCGAGCTGCATGGCCCACTGAACCCGGCATGGGTCGAATGGCTGATGGGGTGGCCAATCGGTTGGACAGACTTAAAGCCCTTGGAAATGGCCAAGTTCCGCGAGTGGCAGCAACAGCATTCTCCCTTCTCGATCGAGGCTGATAACGCAGCCTAACCCCTCTAGCTAACCAGCGGCGCCCGGCTCGTAAGCCTGGGAGGTTTCGTCATGACCATTGATCAACTCGCCACGGCCTACGAGCTGCGTGTCTCCGGGCTGTGCTGGAAGAAAGTTGCGGAGCAATTCGGCGTGGACTCGCTGTGGCTGGCCAGGAAGGTCCGTCACATCTGCAACGTGGGCATCAAGAAGGGGCGCGACGGATTCGCGCGGATACCCGGGCGCCGGTTCGTTTACGACCTGCAGACGCTTCGCCGGGCCGACTTGATGCGCGGCCTGTGCATGACATGGGGCGAGGTGGCCGAAGCTCTTGGCGCTGACCCTGAAACGCTGCGTCGCTCTTGGCGATACGCGCACAACAAGAACCTGATTTGGCGTGAAGAAGATATGGAGCTGAACGCATGAACGGCATGACCGAGAGCGCAGCAGTGAGGCGCATCAATGCGCAGTGCGCGGTTGCGCTGCACGTACCGACGAATCACCGGTACCGCATCGTGATGCTGATCGAGGGCGTAGGCGTAGAGCTTGAGGACATGGAGCGCCGAGAGAAACACGTCACCTGGGCGGACTGGAACAACCCGAATATCTGGAGCACGACATGAGCGAGCAGAACAAAGATGCGGAGCGGGCTGTTGAAGCCTTTGTCGCTGAGCTGACGAAGCTGGGCAAGTGTGTGATTTCTATCGACGATCTGAATGCATTGATTGCGGATCGTGCTGCATTGCAAAAAGCCCGCAGCCTGCCGGTGGGTGTGCCGGATCAGAACGCTCCGGCTCCGATCAAGACCCCCTACCTGATGTTTTGCTTGGGTAGTTGGTGGACTTGCGAAGAACGCCAGTTGAGTGCGGCACTTGATCGTAACTACCCAACTCTGAAGCTTCCGCCAGCCCCTGCCGCCCCAACCGTCAAGGCTGAGCAGGCCGAGGGCTCGCTTGCCGATGCCGTGCGCGTACTGCTTGAAGTGCCACAGCTGCGCGGCAAGCAAGCACATAGTGCTCAACCGATTATCGACCGCGTGCGCGCACTGCTGGAAGCCCCCTCCCTGCCGGCTGCTGGATCGGCTGATCTACATGCAGCAACTGACGGAGAGCTTGAAGCTATGGCAAAACGCCATGGCGCACGCTGGGATGGCGACGCCTGGGTTATTGAGGACGCAGACTTCCATCCGTTTATGCGCGCCCTTTCCGCGCAGCAGGCCGCGCCCGAGCGGGTGAGCGTGCCGGTGGAGTTGGCTGAGCGCTTGATCGACCCATACCGACGCGAACCGCGCTCAATCCACCTGCATAACGAGGACTGCGACCAACTACGCGACCTGCTCAATGGGGGTGGCGTATGAGCAGATATCCGCTGGAAATCGAAAGCGTAGGCAGTGACACCTACATCGTCATGAGCCGTGGCCACCACGACCTGGGCGAGTTCATGCGCGCTGCCGTCGATCAATATCCTGATTGGCAACTTGGCGGCCCAGAACACAAGTGGTGCAAGACGGTTCCAGACCGTAGCGGGAATCTGGCATGCCGTTATGCGTTCGTAGAGCCAGGCACTCGCGGCGCTTGGCCGGCGACTTACTGCTGGGAATACGGCGAGGACTGGAAGCTCTACAACGCCACCAGCCAGCAGGAGGGGTGACGAATGGCCGCAGAGATAGGACCTGACGGAATGACAGACGCCCAGCGCCATGCTGAATGGGCTGCTGAAGAAGCGCGCTTTGAGGCCAGCTTTGCGTCGCGTAAGGCTGCCGACTACCACACGCGCTGCCGTGATTGCGGCGTGTTCGTGAAGAAGTCGCGATGGGTCAAGAAGGACACGCATAACGCGATTCAGCACCAACAGCGGCCACTGTGCGGACCATGTTTCGATGAATACGACTTCGTCTATTGAGCTAGCAGGTGAATCGAATGAATGAGCAAGTGAAGCCCACGCCTCGGGCGTATCAGGCGAATGTGTTTTGGGATCAGCAAGACTGCGCAACGCTCAGCGCCCAGGTGTACCTGGCCAGCGATGCTGATTCGTACATCGACGCTCTGCACGCAGAGGCCGAGGCGCTGCGGGCTGAGAATTGGCGGCTGAATGCCGAGTTATCGGGCGCGCTGACTGGCATCGCAACAGAGTCTCAGGCGGCCGACCACTATCGGACTCAGCTTGAGGCGGCGCGGGGATTGCTGCGTGAGGTGGAATTGCTGGCCGAAGTCAGGGAGCACGGATACGCCGAGCGAAAACATGGCGACGTGCTCAACTACCGCTGCGCCAATGCTGTGGTGGAGATGCTGCCGCGTATCCAGGCCTTCCTCACTGCCACCCCGGCGCCGGAAGTGCGGCATGAACAGGCCACCCCGAAAGCCAGTAACGGCGCTGGATGCAGCCATTTACAGGCAGAAGAACAGGCCGAGCAGGGAGAGCGGCAGGAGGCGGTGGCGTTCCGCTGCAAGCTCTCCATCCACAAAGACTGGAAGTACATCGACCACCGTGCGCCGGACAGCTTTGAGCTGCGAGAGTGCGAGATTCAGGAGCTCTACACCACACCGCAGCCAGGCCCGGACTTGCGGGCGCTGGTGGAGGCGCTGGAGCATGCGCGCCTGTTCATCCGCAACGGCGTAGAGCTGGGCTACGTGAAGATGCCTGATGCCGATACGCCAGACCCCGCGCACGAAACGCTGCCGAAAATCGAAGCAGCCCTGGCCGCACATCGACAGGCGCAACGCCAGGCCTGATCCACCCCATCCCATCCCCTTTTCTATCTGCCCACAACGTAGGGCGGGAGGATTTGCTGTGTCCGAGATAAAAGAATTTGGAGCTCGTATGAAAGATTCGATTCTGCGGCTGCTTGGCATCTGGAGCTTTGAGCCGGCCCAAAAGGGCTGGAAGGGCTACTGGTCTGCACGCGCCAGTTGGGGAGAGGTTGCTGGTCGCCCCGGGCTCGCATTCGGCTTTGTACTGAATGATCGCAGGTTCCTGCTCAACTTCTGCTTGGGCTGGCCTGTTTTCTACATCCGCCTGCGCTTCCTTGAGCGCTGGACGGGCGAGGCTCGGGATTGCATGGGCGACCGCTGGGGATTTTCTCTCGTAGACGGCCGTTCGATTCACCTCAATTGGCGCGACAAGACCAAGATCATCGACTTGCCATGGTCGTGGGATGTCGTCAGGAAAAGTGAGCTGCTTGCTGATGAGACCTGGGCTCACGACTTCTACGGAAAGGGTAAGCGCCTGACTTGGGAAGAGCGGAAGGCGCTCACTCTCTGGAAGCGGGAGCTGCCATACACCTATGTGCTGCGCTGCGGCGAGGTTCAGGAGCGCCTGGCGACAATCCGCGTTGAGGAGTGGGAATGCCGGCAGCTTTGGCTGAGGTGGTGCCCGTTGTTTGCTCGTGTGCGGCGCTCTATCTGGGTTGAGTTCAGCGGCGAGGTCGGCGAGGGCACCGGCTCTTGGAAGGGCGGCACGATGGGGTGCGGTTACGACATGAAGAAAGGCGAGTCGCCGGAAGACTGCCTTCGTCGCATGGAACGCGAACGGAAATTCAACCGGTAGGAGGCCGCATGAAACTGATCACGCTTGAGAAGGTGAGCCAATGAGCGACGCGCCTATCGAACCGCAAGAGTATCTGTACGGCGTGAAGGTCGTAGACATTGGCGACATCCGCGTAGCCAGGGGAATGACACGCCGGCCGCATTCAACCTGCGCCCATCGGCAACAGGTGTACGACGACAAAGAGCGCCGGATTTGGTGCAAGGACTGCGAGACAGAGCTTGAGCCATTCGACGCCTACATGTGCCTTGTCGGCGTCATGGACGGCCACATCAAGAACCTGAAGCGCCGCGAGCAGCAGGTGAAGGATGCCGAACAGCACAGTGCTCGCAGCCGAGCCGTAAAGGTGCTCGATCAGGTCTGGCGCAGCCACCAGATGGCACCTCTGTGCCCTCACTGCGATACAGCAATTCTTCCTGAAGACGTGGCGGGCGGCGTAGCAACGGCCTCGAAAAGCCTCGTGATCGCCGCGCGCAAACGAAAGGAGCAAAAGCCATGAACAAGATGGTCACGCTTGAGAAGTGGGCGGGGGTGGTGTGATGTTCGTAGACAAAAGAAAAAGAAGGGACCCAAGCCGAGACGAAGCAAAGGCTCAGGAAAAGCAAAAAAGCGTTTCACTGAGAAGCCGGGTTCAGCTAGATGGCTATCTGAGGCCGAAAAACCCAATAACTAAGGATATTGCTGAGAAAGAAGGGGAGGATCTCTATTGGCCAGAAAAACAATGCCGCAGAGGTCACCATTATTGGCGAATAACAAAGAACGGGAAATGTTTAGCCTGCGAGCATCTGAGAGTCACAAGGAAAAAGCTAATGCCAGGAACCTCTGGGGATTCATGGTTTAGAAGTGAAAAGAAGCGCATAGATAATTGCGATAGCAAGGAAACATGCATTTCAATATCAAACCCTACAGTCAACGATTTATCACCCGAACTCAGAAAATTAATTGGAGTATGTGCGAGTGAATAAGACAACAGAGGGCTTCGAACAGTCTTTAATAAGCCAGCCAAATCTTTGTAAGAAGATAGGAATGACTCGCTCAGGCCTAGATAAGCTACGCAAAAAAGATCCAACTTTCCCCAAGCCAATAAAGTTCGGCGAAACACGCCAGTCCGCAGCCTATTACGTTCTATCTGAGGTGGAAGCCTGGATTAGGAAAAAAATCCAGGAGCGTGATGATCAACGAAATGATGAATAAGCCAAGCCATTGCTAGAGGTATGCCAATGGAGCACATTGATTTCCTCAGCCACGAGCAGGTGTGCGAGCTTACCGGCGCCAAGATAAAAGCTAGGCAAATCGCCATACTCAAGGCAAACGGCATCCCCCACACCATCAAGGCAAGCGGCTGGCCGTGCGTGATCGCGGCCAACCTGATGCCGCACATGAAGCAGAAGATCGAAGCGCCTTCTGAATGGAGGCCTAGGAAGGCATCGTAATGGGACGCAGACCAACCAAGCCAGGATCAGTGCCGCGCCTGCGCGAGCGGAAGCGCGGCAAAACCTCCTACTACTTCTACGACCTTGGCGGCAGGCCGAGAAAGGAAATCTCGCTCGGGAAGGACTACGGTTTAGCGATCATGAGGTACGCCGAACTGGAGCGGGATAGATCGGCTAGCGACCTGGCGCGGCAAGTGATCACTTTTGACTACGTGGCCAACCAGTACCTGACTCAGATAGTTCCGACCAAGGCCCCTGGCACTCAGACCAAGAACCGTCAGGAATTGGCCAGGCTGAAAGAGTTCTTCAACGACCCGCCCGGGCCGCTGGAGGCTATTCAGCCGATCCACGTTCGTCAGTACCTGCGCTGGCGGAAGGACGCACCTGTAAGTGCCAATCGGGAGAAGGCACTCCTAAGCGCGATCTGGAACTTCGCCCGGGAAAGCGGCTATACCGCGCTGGCCAACCCGTGCTCCGGCGTTAAGGGAAACCGGGAGGATGGGCGCGACGTGTACATCGAGGACTCCATGTACGACGCCGTTTACGCGGTAGCAGATATCGGCCTGCAGGATGCAATGGATCTTGCGTACCTAACAGGACAGCGCCCGGGCGACACGCTGCGCATGGATGAGCGGGATATCAAGGATGGGAACCTGCATGTTAAGCAGGCCAAAACAGGCATGAAGCGAAGGATTGAAATTGGCGGCTCGCTGGAGGCGCTGATTGAACGCATCAAGGCACGTAAGGCCGGTCACAAGGTGCGCTCAACGCGGCTGATCGTGACAGAGGAAGGCAAGGCCATGACGGCCAGCATGTTGCGGGGAAGATTCGATAAGGCCAGGGAGGCAGCCAAGATCCCTAAAGCAGACTTCCAGTTCAGAGACCTGCGCGCCAAGGCAGGCACGGACAAGGCGGAATCGAGCGGGGATATCCTGAAGGCACGGGATCAGCTCGGGCACACAACAGTGGTCATGACCGAGCAGTACATCCGTGATCGCAAGGGGAAGAAAATCACCCCTACCCGATGAATTGCGGAAAACTTCTGCTTTTGCGGAAATCCGCTGCGGCCTACGTTTTTCTGTAAGCCGCGCAGTTACTGGTGCCCGAAGCCGGACTCGAACCGGCACGCCATTGCTGGCGAGAGATTTTAAGTCTCACGCGAAAGCAATGTATATCAAGGCATTCAGACGAATATCGTTCCGCAAAAGTATCAGTTTTCCTGCTATGAAGCCCAGCAACTACGAGGGGCTGCTCAGAATTGCGGAACAGAAAACACCCCCGCCTCGCCCGTCCGGGCAACTACTCTACCCTACCGGCACGCCTCATTCGCCGCCAGCAGTTCGCGCTCATAGCCGATCCGCTGACGGCGCTCTGCCAGTAGCGCCCTTACCTTCACCTCCAGGCTGTCGCTCTTGCGCAGTCCAGAAGCAGCCCATGGCGGAACTGCCACTTCTTTCGTCCGGCACGGCACAGCCACCGGCACCTCCACGCGCACAATGCTCGGCTCCGGCTCTGCAGCCGGATGGCCGGCGCACCCAGCCAGCGCGATCAATAACACCACTACCAGCAATCTCATAGCCCCAACTCCCCATCGATCACCGATTCAGCCGCGGCGCAGGCATCGCCGCCTGTTCGCTCCTGCTGCAGCCGATTTGCCGCCTGGTAATCGGCTTCCGACTGATCTCGCGCGCCTCTCTGCGCGCTCTCTGCAATCTCTTGGCGCTGTGTGGCTCGTGCAGAGAGATCGGCAATCGCCGAGTTCTGCTCGATCACCTGACCGAGCAGCGTGGTGCGGGTGGCGCGGCAGGCGCCGAGCTTCTTGCTGGTTTCCAGAAGATCGGCTTGTGCCTTCTCGGCTACAGCCTGAGCCGATGACACCCGAATCTGCTGGCCAGCGGCTACAACAGCGAGAGCGAGCGCCCACCAAGCCCAGGACGGGACGAGCTTGAGCCAGGCTGTCATGACATCACCTCAGCCAGTGCCTGCCCATACAGATCGGCCCAGGTAGACCGGTGCGGCTTGCCCGGGCGCCACGTGCGCACGTACAGCTGCCAGGCGCCGTCAGCGTCACCGAGACGCGGCAGGCGGCCAGGATCAGTCCACAGCAGCAGGCGAGCCAACCCAGCTGCCAGCACGTCGTCATGCTCGATGGCATCCCATACAGCCCGGGGCGATGGATCCACACCACGCACAGCGCACAGCCCTACAGCCAGGTCGCGGACGCGGTGGTCGTGAAAGCGCAGCAGCCCCGTGACCATTCCCCCGCCCCGCTCTGCCTGCCAGAATGACTTGGCCGGCCCGGTAGGACGTGGCGGCGAGCCGACCAGCTGGCGGCGATGCTGAAAGCGCGACTCCTGCAGGCCGATAGCCAGCAACATCACCTCCGCCTCCGGCGACGACATGCGCGCAGGCAGCAGCGCGAGCGCAGGCGTGATCGCCTGAGCCCGAATCTCAGAAAGGGTCATGATTTCTCCAGGCACAAAAAAAGCCCGCCGAAGCGGGCTGTGATCTAGGCTGCGTTCCAAGCGCTGAAACCGCTTGGTATGGAATAAGAGAAATCCACAGAAGCACCCCTGATGGTGAGGTTTGCTGTCCCAGCATTTGCTGCTACAGCAGGCCTGACAGCTTCGGATATTCCGCTGAAAGCAGCAGTAGACCCGGCGCCAGGTTCACCACCTCCAACCCAGGCCCCGTTGACCGAGAACCATACTTCTCCAGTCGAGAAGTCAACTGCGATTCCGATAACAGACCCATTACCCCAACCAGACTGATAGGCTGTGGCTGACGATGAGAAGCGCTTCTGGCCGCTACGCAGCAATGCCCAGCTACTAGATCCAGCACCAGGCAGGTTTGTTGAGGTAGGGTCAAACCCAACCCCACATATGTGGACCGCTGGATCGTAGGCGTTTGTTCCACCAGCGCCAGAGTTCAGCCTGATCTCGCAGTACCGCTTGCCGCTTGATCGGTACAGGGTGCTAGCAAGGTTCTGTACACCGCTGCCGCCTCGCGTGGCGCTTTTCTGATCACCCGCGACAGTCCATCCGGATGTTTTCTCTGATGTGCTCCAGAGAAGCTCTGCGCCGGCACCAACGCCGAACACGTACGGGTTTATGATAATCATAGCGGCTTGTAACCGATGAGCGTCACTTTGAGACCCTTGGCGGTGCCGTCTCCAAGTTGATCTATATCAATCGTAATTTCAGCATCATCTGCCAGCGAAGAATCGGAAATGACCGCTGCCGTTGCTGCCGTTGTGCTGGTTTTCTCTGCGTTGTCTATGGTCAGCTTGGTGCTTAGCACGGATGTCCCATTCTTATTAATATCAACAGTCAGAATTGACCCAGTTGCTTGAGCAGTAGTCAATGACGCTCTTACTCCTGTCAAAGTAAATGCGTAGGCCATCCTGAAAGTTACCTTAGCAGTTCCGGTTGTAAGGGCGGTTATTTCATCGCTGCACGCGATGATGATAGGTACGGGAACAATTACAGCGCCATTGCCACCGTTTACCGAGGAAACCGCGCCGGCAGACGTGTCTCTAAGCGACCATGCAGTACCGTTGTATACGTACTCAAGAGGCACGTTCAGTGCGTCAAGCTCATCCAGAACCTGAACAACCATGCCAAGGCCTGGCGCAAGAAACGTCCAGGCATTAACAGCAGTCAGCCACCACGCTAATTGTCCTGATTTACCAGACCAATCCCCTGTTGGGCTAGACGCAACGATATACATGGCGCCATTTGCAGGAGAAACAGGTGGCGTTGCCAGATCCTTGTCTATGACTCTAGGCATCACCAACTGGTCAAGGGCAGCAAGAGCCGCATTAACTAGAAGGTAATTCGCCTGCCCATTTGCTGTTTCTGCAAGCTGCAGTTTTGGCGTCGTCACAGTGTTACCTCTCGGACATAGCCGCGCCCTACCACCTCAGAGAGCTGGTAGATTCGGAAAGTAATAGAAGCCTGCGCAGAGCCGAAGTCTGTCGTCTGCTGCGCCGCGGTGTAACTGAAGCTTGTGGTACTGGAAGAGATTGTGCGCACGACTGTTGAGCCGTTCATCACGTCTATCGCGTAGGCCTCGCTCGTCTCGCCTACCGGAGCTTGTACGCCATTCGTCCACCAGGTGCTGGAGAGACGCGAACGCCGGTAGAACGAACCCGTGAAGTTCTGCGAGCCGTCCCGGGCGCCGGTGACGTTGACCACGCCTAGCGGCTCTAGATTCACGCCATCGTACGAGAACGTAACGTCTTCGGCGTCATCGATGCTTGCCCCAGAGGTAACACCTCGGTAGATGCGATCCAGCCCAATGGACTGGATCGACATGCCGATGAATGCGTTGTCTGGGTCATCCAGCAGGATGAAGTAATCGCCGACCTGGTGCAGGCCAGTTGCCCACTCGGTCCCTTTGTCGCCGCGCACGAAACCAGACAGCGTGTAGGTGCCGTCTGCGTTTAGAGTGGCATCGCGGAACCGCACGATCTCCCACCGACCATCAACACCATAAGCTGCGTAGTTGAAGCCAGTGAGCAACTGATCTTCGGTTATCGAATAAAATTCACCGGATATAACGGACAGCGTAAGCGTGGCCGAGCTGATCAGATAGCCTGCATGCGCGCTCAGCGAGTTCTGAGCGAGGCCGATAGTAGCTTTTCCCGTGAAGCCCTGAATATCTTCGAACGTTTGGCCACCATCTGTAGATCGGACTGCAATGGCGCCAGGCCATCCTTCTGAATATCCGGTCATGACTCCAACAAACCCAGGACTTGTCTGACTAACCTCGTCGACCAGCGGGATATCCAGCGGAATGAACAAGGAAGGACCAGCAAGGCCTATGGTATCTGGCGGCGTTCCACCATCGCCGCCTACTGCTTGGCTCTTGTAAATAGCCGCATTTGCTGGCCTTGCCTTGCACTTGCGCACGAGCGTCGAGGCATCGTTGATCTCTGTCAGCCTGAGCGTATAGGTGCTTTCTGGGGTTGTTACCGTTACGACATCCGCGGGCTCAAGCGCCGCATAAATCGGCGGAATCTCCAGATCAAAAACAGTTCGTTCCAGCCAAGGCAGTTGCTGGAGAACGTCAGCGGCCTGCGCGGCTTCCGTGGCAGTAAGGACAATGGGAAGCTCTCTGTCTACGCGGTTCACTGCCTGTGTTCCAGGCCGATCTGCATACTCCTCGCCGCTGGCATACTCGCGGCTGGCATCCCAGAATTTAAGGTGCGTTGACGCCGGAAGCTGCGAATCCATCTCACGCGACTGCCGTAGCGTTTCTGATGCGGACTCGCCAGAAGCAGCGCCAAGGTCCTCATGGGGTATGGTCGCAACACTTGAGCCGCCGCGAGGAACGCACTGGATCAGATAGCCATGCTGGCGAACGTCAAAGGGATATGCCGCTTGAAGGTTCTCAATCGATGCTCTAACTGTTCCGCCCTGAACTCTGTAGCCGCGCACTCCATCGGTCATCAGGTCAGTTGAAACATCTGAATCATTGAGAAGTGATGTAAGCTTGCATTCTTCCTTAAATATATAGGAGATTGGAACTAGCTCGCGATTGACTGTTTCCAAAATATGGAAGTCATGTACATAGCCCCTCGTTGGGGAATCGGTTACATAGCCGCCTCTACAAAACACACCATTAAACACACCAGCAGTGTAATTACCAGTGATGCTTGGAGATATGTCAGAGAATACAAACTCTTTTTCAACGCTTTGCAGATCTGCAGACAGCCTTTGAACTTTCACGCGCGTTGCTAAGTACAGGTAGACACCATCAAAATTCATCCATATTACCGATGTTTCTGACGGAGTGGAAAAATCAGCATCAACAGAAATAGTATCAAGCAGGTTTAGTGAATAATCGTAAACATCAATCCCACCATCAAAAAGACAATATATCTTGCTGTCGTTTTCGCAAATTGATAGATAATCCTGAGAGGCAATTGAAATGTTACTTGGCGTAAAAGTTGAATATTCAACTCTGTGCATTCCAGAGACAGAATTCCACTCTCCAGAAAAAAACAAGTAGCCGCCGGCAACCACGAAGAATTCAACAATTCTATTTGTTATATCAATAGAAACCTTGTCTGGATAAATATAGAGAGAATCGCTAGGCAGAACGGAAGAAACACAAATCTTTCCTTGCGATGGGTTTGGAATTATTGTGCCGGTTGGCGACCATGCAGACTTCCTTGATACTACCCCAGCCTCTCTAGACTCGCTGATTACAGCAGAAGCGCTTGATGGATATGAGTTGCTCCAATTTGGGTCAAAAATTGAAGCTTCAGAATCAGACTGCAAATATCCATACACAGCTCCAGGCAAGAAATTTCCAGGGCTTTCAATAAATCGATAATTTGAAGCCTCTGTGCTTTTCGAAATCTCCGTGCACACTTCAAATTTAAACTGCGCCCCCTCAAGCGAGTTGTTATATTCAGTCAGCTCAAAATCATAGAAAACAATGTAAGGAGTGCCTCGATATGCGGGCGTATTCCCCACGCCTTTTTCTGCCTCAATTCGAGGGTCAGGGAGCTGGTCGTCGGAACCGTTATAAATCCTCCAGCCGCGTGCCGCTTTGTTGCTCGCAATGATCGTTTCGAGGTCACTGCTGCCGACGTTGTAGATCAACTTGTCGCGGCACCAGATACGGCGGACGCCAGCGATTGGGCCTTCACCCAGGCCAATAGCGAAGGTGGCGAAGTAGGTATAGGTCTTCATGGTCGATCCGCCGCCACCACCCTTACCGCCCTGCTTCTTCTTGCGCACCACCTCCTTGAGCTTTCCGCCTTCCAGCCAAAACACATTTCCGTGCGCCGGCGCGGTGCCGTAGAAGCGCGGAAGGAACGAGCCATAAGTGCTGGTCTGCACCGTAAGGTCGGAAAGCCGCGGGCCTTGGATGGTAGGGCCCTTGGGTGGGTCAAGGGCAGCGCCAAGCGCTGCACCATAGACTGCGCCATACGCGGCCCCAGCTGGGCCTCCGTATGCAAAAAAGCCGACTACAGCACTGACTACAGCGCCAGCAATCTGACCGCCACTGCTCATTGGAAACCCTCAAAGCGATAAACATGCGCTACGCGCGCTCGCCAAACGTCCGCAAGGCGGTGCTCGACAACCTTCCCGACGTGTTCGTATGCGTGGATCATCGAATAGCCCGCATGGATGGCGATGTGTTGCGGAGCGCCGTCGAAGCGCATCAACAGCACGTCGCCCTCGCGCATTTCGGTCGTCGGCACACGATGCAAAAATGGTTGACGCTCAATGCATTGTTCCAGCAGTCCCTTGTAGGGATTGCGGCCATACCCCTGCTCGTCTATCACGCACAGGCCAAGGTCGCGGCACACCATGACGAACAGGCCGGCGCAGTCCAGCGCAAGCGGCGGCGTACGACCCTGGTGACGGAACGGCACGCCGAGGTATGTGCGCGCTGCTGCAACTACGTCTGCGCCCTTCATCCGCCTCTCCCTACTGAGCTGTATTGCGAAGGCGAAGGCACGTACTCAAACCCGCCAAAATTGCGCTTGTTGCTGTACTTGACCCTGCACTGGGTGCCCGTCTTATTGCAGCCTGGGATCATCTCGTAGGCGTCGCCGATCTCGGGCAGGTAGAACATCGCGTCCTGCAGCAGCATAACGCCGCCAGCCGCGAAGGCCTTGACGCGGATCGGCGCCAGGCCGGCGTTGTTGCCGCTGGTGAATCGGATCTCGCCGAAGTCGAACCAGCCAGCCGCCTCTGCACGAGAGGAATCCGCGAATATGTACTGGTCGGTTACGCTGGTGATCGTGCCGGTTACGAGGTAGTCGGCAATGTCAGGGCCGTCCGGCGCCGCACGCGGCCCAGTGCAGCGGCTTTTGTGAGCCGGCAGCAGGTCGCCGCCGAGGCGCTGATCGAACAGCGTCCACTGGCAGGAGGCGGTGTAGGTACGGCCGACCGACTGCGACAGCACGTCTATGGCGCCCATCAGCTGCACGCTGTAGGAGTCGCGCAGTTCGTCGAACTGCGCGGCACCGAAGAACATCAGCCCCAGAGGTTCTTCGTCCTCAATTGGATTGGCCCAAGACGTGGCAAACAGGTAGACGCGTGCGTTGTCGTAGACGCCCGAGGCCAGGTCGGTTCGGCTTATCGCGCCCTGCTGAAGGATTCCGCTCAGGTCGATGCTGGAACTGGCAAACGTGCTGGTGCTGTCCAGGCCTGAGAATTCATACCCGCTCTCGGTCAGGTAGACATGGCCATTGCTCATCGGCAGATCAACCGGGTACCCGGCCAGGCGCACGATAGGCGCGTCATTTGCCGGCTCAATGCGGACGCAGTAAACCCGCGTCTGCCAGTCTGCGACGTGTGATTTCATGGAATTGGCTCAGGGGTTGAGTATTTCGCGGATGCCTACCGAGGTGCCGAGCACACCGGGGCCGATGAATGTGCCGGAGAGATCGGCATCGAAGCGCATGGGGATGTCGAAGACGCAGCCGCAGGTAACCGCCTCTCCGGCGATTGGCTGGGTCTGCACCGTGCCGCTGTTCAAGTAATCGCTAAACAGCGCGGAGTCGATCGCCACTTGGATGGTCGTACTGGTCGGCTTTGCCGTGATCAGCGCGCGCAGGCCGTTGATTTCCACCATGCCAGCAACACCGCTGATTGCTACCGACTCGCCAACCGCGAAGGTGTTCGTTCCCACCGTCAGAACGGCCTGGCTCGCCTTCGTGATGCCGGTGATCGAGCGCGACTTGTTGGCGGACATGGTCACACGGCCAGTGGTTGTGTCGACGCTCCACTGCCCGGATGGCAGTACCTGACCGCCTACGCCAACCAGGGTCGTGCCGGCTGCCGGCTTGCGGATGATCCGGCGCGCGCACTTCGTGTCGGCTGGGTTACCGTACCAGCGGACCATCTGATAAAGCCCCGTGCTGATCAACTGCATCGGCTGATCGAACGCGGTGTGCGCCTTGGTATAGGCATTGGTCGAGAAGTCGTTGTAGTTGTAGACGCGGAAGCCGCGGAACGTACCGTTGGCGCGTCGGTTAAGGTCGATGATTCGAGCGATCACCTCTTCCTTTTGACGGGAGAAGTCGACCTCTAGGGCGCAGCGCACGAACGGGTGCTCGAGGCTGCGGTACTCATCGCCGCCAGAGGTGGTAACCACGCGCACCGCGCCGATCTCGCGGAAACCACTGCCGTAGTTGATGTCGTGCGGGAACCGCTCTTCCAGAAACTCGGCCATCAGCTATACCTCGCAGCCTGCACCATGGCGCCGTTGACCTGGCGAGCCAGGGTTGCGGTTGCCTCTCTCGCTTCGCCAGCCGTACGCATGCCGGAGAAGTCGGCATTGATGATGACGCTATTGCCGGAAGGCCCGGAT